GGATTCGGTAATCCCTCCCGGCTTCAGTCCAAGGTTAAGGTTAGAATCCAAGTTGAAGAAGTTTTCACTATACCCGAAATCAATCGTGTCACCTGACTTGATTAACGGCCCTGCCGAAGATGAGGCAGTTGTTCCCGCTGTAGACGTAACGCTGATCTGTCCAGCCCCGCTGAATTGTGTCCAAGTGTGGGTATCTGCATCAGCAAGAACCCATGATGAATTTGAGAGAGTGGTTCCCTGCTCAATAAAAACAAACGCCCCTTCACCTAAATCAGTTTCCTTGACGCTTATGTTGTCCCAATCAACTACTCTGTCTGCTGGGGAGGAGCCGTTTATTAACTGCAAACTTGTGCTTGTGGTAGTTGCCCTAAAAACAAAGACCTCTCCCGTTTGCGCTGTTGCTCCAGAATACGTCGCTGATGTTTTGATTGTTGTGCTACCTACTATCTTTAAAAAGGCATAAGACGTATTTCCGTTCAGCGGGTCTGTGTCTACATCAATGGAGAGTCGGTAGTATTTCCCCACCTCGGTTGTGAAACTAATTTGTGCGCCAGAGTTTGCGTTTGTTCCGTCAGGTGTAATCCGCAATTTATTGGACACAAGAGACAGGCGGTTTCCAACTAGGTTTGTCCACCCGTCAATAGTTCCGTCAGTATTATCATGCCCTGTCTGCCCATCATCAACGGTGTCGAACGCCCCGTTAACGAATATCTCTGAATTTAAGTCAGCATCAGTCGCCAGCACCCAATCCACACCAGTAGGTTTTGCTATGTAGATTCCGTTTTCGTCGGCTGCGTCTTGATTCTTAACTAGAATACGATCACCAGCAGCATGAGTGCCGTCTACATTGCCTTGGCCTAATCCTGTTAAGCCGATATTTCCCGTAGTGGTGAACCTAACGCTCTCCTTGTGTTCCAGCCCTTGTACTGCGGTATCGACATATAATTTTGAACTCGCATCGTCATCGGCTAGGGGTGTGCCTACCTTGAGTACGCCGCCCGTACCGTAGACGGGAATCTTGGAGGCGGCCGCAGTTGTAGAAATGTGATACCCGTCCAGCTTGTCAGCGTTGAGGTTCGTTACCAGATCGTCAGAGGCGACCACAAACGGCGGTGAGCTTCCACCACTAGCTGCCAATGTTGATTGATAAACTCCAGATGTAGAAAAATTGACACCAGATGTGAGGACTGCTCTCCAATCCCCGTTGTTAGCTGCTCCTGCCGCTGCAAATTGTAGATTGAGTGTGCCGCCTGTGCCTGTATCAAAGTAGGCTTGTCCCGGCCCCTTGGAAGCTGGTGCGGTTCCCGTTGGGTTTAGCTTTGGGTTGATTAGCTCGGAGCTTCCCTCGAACTGTAAATTGGTGAATACCTTCTTGTTTGCCATGATGTTAACTTAATACTGCGTAGCCTGTGGTTGTTCCTGTGAAATTGACGATTGTTTCGTAGTTGTCTGTGTGTTGTATGTCAGCTTCTATTTCTTCTAATGCAGAGTTGTAGATTTGTACGTTAGGTAGAAACCCTAGTTGATGGTTGATTATCCATTGCCCTTGGTTCGTGCTTGCCGTGAATAGATACCTGTCTGACGAGGTGCTACTGGTGTTAGATATATTTTCCCTGGGCTGATCGCCGTAGCTAGATAGTGATTCTAGGCTTTTCAGGTGGGAGTCTGTGAAGTTGTTGGTGTTAGAGTTTGTTTCGTATAAAGCCTTTATCTCTGCCGCCGTAAGTGGCGCTACTGGGGTTGTAGTTTGTGCCTCGGCAACGTCATCTATTTTGTCCCTTACCCTGTTTAAGACCCCCCTGGTATCCAGCCACCATTCATCCAGCCCCAGCTCGCCTCCATCTGGAAGTTCTGGGTACTCTCCCTCAATCCTTTGGACCGGGGTGGATGACTTTTTGGTAAATGCCATTAGCCTTCGACCATATAAGTGGCGGTGAACTTGGTGGATGTAGCAACATGAACTGCCTTGTTAGCTGTGACAGTAATTGGGGCATTCAAGCTGATTGATCCACCCGCTGGGACTTGTGCTATTACAGCCCCGCTGCTGTTATCTTCCTTTAAGGTGGCCATGTTGGTGCCGTCTCCATTTATCAAGTCTACAAGGATAATGCTTTTCCCTGCGCCTGGTGCTGCTGCCAGTGTCGCTGCTGCCGCCGTGGTGCTTGCCACATTGACCGTTCTCGGTAGTGATGTTGTTGTATTCAGTATCATAAGAGTTTCCTCATGTGTTTGTTAGTGTCCTAAATATAGGGTAAAAATCAAGGATTACATAGATGCGGCGGATGCTCGGTAGTCTGGTCGTGAGGGTCTGCTCATATACGGCCTCCTTCTGAATGTGGAACTTGCTGCCTTTTCCTTTTTTCCCTCATAAGGGTTGCCGCCTAGTCGTACTATCGCGCTGTTGTATAAGCGAATGGCATCCCTAACTGCTTTACCAGCGTCCTCACCGCTTGACTCATCAATTGTGGTTAGAATTTTTTGAACATCCCTTTCGGTTGGGGCAGTTTTGAATGAATGCTTTAGGGGGTGATATGCCATGAACGCCTGTAAAATCCTCTTTTCTGCGTCCTTAATATCCACCTCTCTTGCTGCTTCTTTGGCATACCGCTTGGCATCCTGAAATTTCATTGGGTCTTTAGCGTAGGCGGCAAGAACCATCTGGCCGACATAAGCCTTCAACTTGCTTGGGGTTGCTCGCATATTGCTGCGCTTCCTGACATCGAGGTTAAGCGTCCTGCCAGCCCCCCTGATGTAGTTTTGAACCCCGATCCTATGGTTGACCCAATAGTCTTGTGACAGTACTCCTCCAACAACCGGCAGCCCCCCCAAGCCGGGAGAGGGTTTGTCTTCAAGTAGTTCGCCAATTTGGTTGTTGATAATTTGGGTTGTTTGCAGAAATCCGCTGCCTCCTAGCGATTGGATCATTGGTCTGGCTACTGACTGATAGGTTGCTGTGCCTTGCCGTCCCCACTTCACCCAAGTGCCGAGAAAGTTGCCGAGTGTGTTTATCCCGAAGACTCTGGAATCCACCCCGAAGTCCCTCACGTTGCCTCCCACCTGGCCCATGCCGTAAACAGCAGCCTCCCCGGCTATACCGAAAGCCCCGACTCTATCTAATCGCTCCAAAGCAATCTGGAAGGAATCTATGGGGTCTTCAGTTATCTGCTCCATAGACGGCATATGCATCAACCCTTTTCCTTGTTGAATATCAGACTTCTTCCCAACGATTTCCTCGTCAAAAAAGTCGCGAAGGTATGCATAAATCATCCAGACAGGACAAACGGCCATATAGCTCATCATGGATAAGTAAACCCCTCGCATGGAGGTCTGCCCACCCGGCTCCCTCAACTCCTTAATCACATCGTTTGTCTTTGACACAGACCAACCCAAGAGAGGCATGGCGAATTGTCCCAACTTGTGAGAGGTCATCCCGCTTGGCCTAGTGGTCAGGTCTGTCTCAAGCATTGTTTCTGATACAGCTAGATTGGCCAATGCTCGGTAAAGGTTCTTGTCCCCAATGGGGTCTGCCTTGCTGTCCCTCTCTTTTCTTCTTAAAAAGTCTAACGCAACCCTTTCGAGAGTGAACCCGTTACGCTGAAGGGACTCGTTCATGTGCAGGAAAGCGCGGGTGTCATCCAGCACGACAAAGCTGCGCCCATACCCTAGTTCCTTGATCAGCTTCTTTAGGGATAGCCCGTGCTTTTTAAGTACTGCGTCATCGAACAGGACTCCCTCGTTCCTCAAAATCTCTGCGTATTTAGAGTTGTTCTTTATTAGCTTGGAAGCCTTGAGAACCAAGGTCTGGAACTGACTCCATGTGGACATGGTACTGGCCATTGCCGATTGCTTTGCCAGTTGTGTAAACGGTGTGGCAACCCTCAACGCAGGGAAAGCGCCCTTACCTTCCTCTGATTTTCCAGCCCCGGTTCCGAGGACGGCTCGTCCTGCACGGGAAATATGTTCCACTATCCGTGAGCCGGGACGCCACCCTTCCCACCAATTACCCACAAACTCATCGGAGAGAGTAGACCTATAGTTATCCTTGATCCGACTAAAGAAGTTGCCCTCCAAGCTGGCTGTTGCATCGTCAAGGCCGAACTCCCGAAGGAGCTGCATCTTTTCTGCGTTAAAGCCTATTGTTTTGTTGAACACCTGAAACAGGCTGCCTGTGCCTATTCCCACGGAGTTACCGGCGTTCTTCAGGAGATGGCTAAAGGCTGTTTTGCCAAGGCCGAGTTTCCTGAATGGTTGCTCAACAATTGAGATGGTGTCGATGAGGGCCGTGCCGTAGCCTTGAACAGTAAACCCAGCCAAGGTTCGCATGAAATCATTCCAAGCATAATACTCCATTGGCGTACCACTTTCGGCTGTCAGCCAAGCATTGATTTGCGTGTCCATTGTTTCTGCTATTTGCTTCTTGGTCTTTGCGTTCTTCAGGGATTTAGCAGACTTCCCTGCGGCCTTGGCTTTTTCCTCGAACGCCTTCTTGTAAGCGCGTGTAAAGTGTGCAGTAGCCGTGTTCCCCCCGGCAGCCCTTATCTCTCGGTCTATTTTTATCCTTAGATCATCATCGTTTTTTAATTGCTGCTTGAGTTCTGCCATGTCTCTTTTGAGCATACCCATGTCACGACCAAATGCAGACTCAACAGATAAATGCTTGGCATACTGGTGCATGTTGCGCTCACCAAATGTTGCGTATTCAATCCACTCTTCGGGCCAGTTGGTTGTTTTCCTCGCATCCATCATAATGTGGGGAGGCATGGCCGTGTTTGTCCCTATTGAATCTCCGTTGGTCCTTTCTTGAGAAGTCTTGATTTGCCTGAAGACGGCTTGGAAATCAGTTACGGCTTCAGCAACAAAGTCTGCCCTGGCTTCCGCCTCCGCTATCCCCAGCTTGTTTGCCAGAGATTCAAGCATCCCGATAAAGTTGTCTTGGTTCTCCTCGAACGCCTCTCGCAACAATGCTTGGGGTACGGGTCGAGTAAGACCGTTTTCAGTTGGGCTAGACAAAAGGCCCACACCAGACTTCCTCGCCAACGGCCCCACGAAGTCCAACATAACTGCGTAGGCGGCACGGTGGTGGGTTTTGTCGTACACCTCGCCTTCGCGTGGACTTGGGCCAAACAGCTTTTCAACATACGCAATGTACCCCTCTTGATTTTCTAGATATTTACCTTTAATGCTGGCCTTGGACTCAAGTGCTTGATTGATGTTCCAACCTCTGTTGACAAGTGCCTCGAATACGCTTGGAACTTCCTTGGACGGTTTCCGCATGGTTGTTGTCAGGGAGTCGCCTATTGATTCGCGGAAGAAGGAGAAATCTCCGTGGTCATCCCTTACCTTTAACCCTAGTTCCTTTCGGATGTTATTAACATGACTAGAAGCCTTCCTTGTTGCTAGGATCAGCTTCTCGAACTGCGGCCATACTGCATCGATGAATGCTGCGTCCTCCTTCTTCTGTCCCTTCCAGTAATTCTTGAAACCATTAAGCAGAAGTCGCTGCCCTTTGTTGCCGGGGTTCTCGTTTAGAACTTCTCGGTTGGTGTCAAAGTAATGGAAGGCGTTTGAGTAATACAGACTAAGGATATCATCTCTTTTAGTGAACACACTACCGTTCTTTTTAAATGCCCTCGCCAAATCGTCTAGGGCCAACGCCCACTCTCGTCCTATTCTCAAGGCATTTTCGCCACCATAAGAATTAACATTTCTGCTTAATGAACGGAACGCTTGCTGAATTTTCCTGGCTTGAGGTGACCCGATTAGATCCAGCTTTGTGGCGTAGTCTCCGAGCGTTTTTAATATCCAGTTAGTGTTAACCTCTCGCTGTGTCTGGTCGGCAGGAATAGTTATGAGCTTGTCACGCTGCCTCTTCATCGTTTTCCATACTGCGCCCCGCTTGTTAACGGGTTGGTTGCTTAACCATGCGGTCATGGCATTGATGTGCTTTTCAATCTGTGCAAGGTCAACCTTCTTGGACAGGTCTAGTGTTGCTGGGTTTGTCCTAACATCTTCCAGACCTTGAACTGGGCTTGCTGGAACCATGTAGGTTGCTTCATGTATAGGCTCCCATTGCAACCCGCTGATTGCGTCTTCCTTGTCGTACAAGGTTTCTATAGTTGCTCTCTCTTCAGCAAAGGCATTCCGTGTAGCATCGAACATGGCAACGTCCCGCCGTGCTTGATTTATCTCCTGATCGATGTGGCTGTATCTGCCCTTGTATTCCTCTATCTTGTTCAGGAGTTTTTCTATTTTCCTGCTGAAGCGAGCAAAGTCCCCCGACTTGACCTTGCCCTCCTCTTTGAACTCAACCTTGAATGCCCTGAAAGCTCTCTTCACGGCATCTCGGTCATTCTTGAGTGCCAAGCGCAGGACGCTATCAAACTTCTTCCTGTGGGCTGGGTTCTCCCCGCGCAGAGTAAGCATCTCCACGGCAACAGGATTTTCCGCCGCCATCAACATGAACTTGGCAAGAATGATTTTGCTCCTGATAGCAGCCGGGGATGTTCCTTCCATTGGGGAGTACTTGGTAGCTAGGTGCTGTACTTTCTTTTGTATGTTTGCCCAAGACTCTGTGAAGTCCACTCCCGCTTCGACCATCCTGAAGAATAAATCCAGCTCTTCTGGTGTGGGTTGTTTTTGAAACTCCGAAGCAGCAATCTTGTTGGTGGCTAAATCTTTATCAATGCTGACCAGAACTTGCCTGATTTTGTTACGCGATTCCTTCCTGTTGCTATTAAAGGCATCGAGGTTTGCCTGATACCCTTCAAGTAGCTTTGTGCTTGTGCGGGAAAGGTCAAGGTACTCCCTTCTCAATTCGTCAAGTGCGATATAAACCTTTGACCTTTGAGCTGACAGTGAGTTCTTGTTGTCGCGGTTTAGCTTGTCGTAGGCTTTGTCGGATATGCCCTTGAGCTTCTCATAGACTCGCGTGAGGAACTTATCAGCATCTAGCGCTGCCCTTGGGCGATCCTCTATCTCGTCTAAATCTTCCAGCCTAGTGGCAGCAACTTCAGGGTTTGTTTCCGATTCGATCTCCTCCAGAATTTCTACTGGACCGCGCTTGCCCAGCATTTTTGCAATGAACGCATCCTCTGCAATCATCAGCCCCCCCTCTGGAGTTCTGTTTGCACCGCTGGCCGTGAAGGCGGCATAGGCATTGCGAAGCGATTGCAGCACGGCGTTGTTTGTTGCGGCATTTCTTCTCGACTGCTGGACGTTTGTCCTTTCGGTTCCACCTGGGCTGTATCTGGTAATACCGGCATACTTCATGTTGAAGCGCACACCCTCCACGGTTTCAGGTGCAACAGGCTCCACTTCGACCACACCTTTGCGTGAGATAAACACATTGGAGGGGTCGCCAGTAAAGCGCATTACGTCCTCAAGAAGTGTGGTGTTGGGGTTAACCACATAGTTGATAAACCTTGGGACGGAGTTGCCCGTAAGGAACGCCTCTACCTGTAGTGTGAAAAATTCCTGCGCCATCGTTGGGCTGATAGCCGTTGGCCCGTGCAGCATCTTCTGCCATGCCATCCTTGCGGCAAATGAAATGTTCTTCCACACCCTGACGAGACTTCCAATCAGCCCCCTTGAACTTTCAGGATCAAACCCTGCGGCCTCCATCTTCCTAGCTACTGCCTCAACAAGTCTTTCTTCCTGTACAAGTTCGTTCGGCACTTCATCCGTAAACGAGCTGTCGAACATGAAAGCAGAACCTTCAATGCCAAGGGCTTCGTCGCTCACCGATTCAATTGCGTTATCGAGTGCCTCTTGGACGGCAGGGTCTAGTTGGTCGAACACCACATGGTTAATCTCATGGAGTAGATCCAGCGTGTTGTTCTGTGTAGGATTGTTGACAGACTCCATTGCAAGTGTTGCCACTACCCGCCCGTCTTCGAGCGTCATGTAAGCGGTTGCCTTCTTCTCAACATTCGCAAACTCACCCTTAACAATCTTAATGTCTACTCCTGCCGTTCGAGCAGCGTCTACTATGTTGGAGAACGCCGTGTTTACTTTCTCTTGGCTTGGGCGGGGTGCGCGGCGAGGTGCGTTGCGGACAATAGGCGGAACAGGCTGGTCGCCTTCTTTAAGCGGAACTTTCTCATTCGTTTTAGCCTCCTGCACACCCTCTGCCAACGGGCCGACTTGGGCTTCAGCTTTTTGTAGTGCCAGAATGTTGTCGCCTATTTTCTCGTCGAAATCTTTGCGGCTCTCGTAAACCTCCGCGAATCCTTTTGTGCCGGCAACTGTTCTAATTGAGCCGACAGGGATGTACCCATGTTTTGTTATCAGCTCTGAAAGGGGCATGGACTTTGCGGTTGTCCCCTTCAGGTTCTTGACCATAGGTTTGTCGTTTTGTGTCGTGTGTATGCCGAGTGCTACGACTTCCCCGGTTGGGCTTTGGAGTACGGCAACGCGAGTGGTGACCTTTCCGCCTGATCCCGCTGCGCTAACAGTTCCTCCTTCTGCTAGGACAACCCCTACTCTTTCAGCAGACCTTTTCTTTGCATTTGAGATAGCCTCTTCGACTGTCTTCCCTCCTTCACCAAGATAAACGGCATCTTTTGTTATGTGATAGACAACATTTTTCCCTTTCCCGCTTGTTGCGTAACCTATTCCACTGCTGCGTCCGCTTACTATCCCTTCTTTTTTAAGTTCAGCTAGTGTGGTTCCCTTAATGTTTGAGATTGTGTTGTATGCGTCTACCTCTGCGGTCAGCCTTCGCCCTTGTGAAGTGTTGTCGTTTTGTGTGAAGAAACCTCCTCCCGACTCTACCCCTAAATTGACATCATCAGTATTAATAGGGCCGTCTGTTCTTTCCCTAACCCCCTCTATGACTTGAGAGGTTTCACCTATGTTCCCCTTGTCCACCTTGGCTTGCGCTTGTTTGCGAGCCGCTTGCTGCCCTTCCTCGAATGCCTCTGTTGCATTGGATGTTCCCGGCTCTAGGACAATTTCTTCTTTGGCCTTTGCCTTGGGCTTTGTAAAGGTTTGGCTTCCGTCCTTATTGGAAACATTATCCCAGCCTTTTGTTATTCTGTTAAGAATGTCCTGTTGATATGGTCTAAAAGTTACATCAGGTTTGATGGTTATACTTTTTAAATTACTAACCCAATCTTTTTGTTTGTTGTGGTTTTCATTTGCCACAAACTCAGCGTTACCACTATCCCACGAAAAGCCCCAATTTGGCTTACTCCTGTTGACTCGACCCTTAATTCCAGATGCATCAAACTCTAGGAGAACGCCTTGGCCGGTTTGCCCTAAAGCAAGGTCTTTGTTGTTAGAAAGGTAAACATCACCAGCCATTTGTGTTTGACGCATACCAATGAAATCTTGCGCCTCTTCCAAACTTGTCTCATGCCAGACCGTATCTGTAAAATTGCTTAATTTCTTAGGGTAATTGTCTGCAAGTTTAGCACGATCAGGAAGCTCGCCTTTTACCTTTGCCTTGGGCGTTATGGCTTTCTCTAGGGACTCATCTGTTTCCAAGGAGTACTCTGTGCCGTACAAGGATTGCCATTTCTCCTTGATCTCACCGCGCCTTTCCTTTGCATCCTCCTTGGATAGATCAGAATTTTCATAGTCTACGATTTCTGACTCTACATCACCCAGCCCCGGTACTAGCTGTTCAATTTCGTCTTCGCCAATTTCTTTTCCGTTTAAGGTCTTACCCTTTAGCCTCTCCTTTAGCTTTTTGATTCTAGATTTTACAATCCTTATATCATTTGAATGAGCAATCCCTGTCTCTTCGTTGTCAACTGCATCAACCGCAATCCCGGCAATCTCCTGTCCATTAACGGTTTCTGTTCCTTCTGTTATGTCATCCTGCTCTTCCTGTAGTTGCTGCTGTAAATCTTCTTCGGCTTCAGGTGCGGCCTCTTCTTCCGTTGCTGGTTGTTCCTGCTTGGTGCGAGCAGCTCTCCATGCCGCCAAGTCTTCGTTCTTCTGCTGGGTGGCTGCCCTTTGAGCTTGTTGAATCCTCTCACCTTCTTGGGCTGCTTCTATGTCATCATCCAGTTCCCGTTGAACCCTATCACCATCGGCAGCGGAGGCTTCTTGCATGGCCGTTTCTTGATCTGCTTCACTTTGGCCAACCCTTTGTTCCTCTTCCTTAAAGAACTCCTTCCTCCTGTTCGCCTCATCTTCGTCCTCGTCAAGGCGTGTGGTTGCCGCATTCCCTGCAAGAATGTTAATCTTCTCGCTGTTTGTCAGGGGGCTGCCTTTCACTTCTTCCGCTTCTGCGAGCAGTGCCAGTTCCTGTTCCGTAGGCTCCGCAGTAGCTGCTATGTCGTCGATCTGTGCTTCCGTTTCTGCAACAGCATCCTCGGCGGCGTTTCTTGCTAAAGCCTGATTCCTTGTTTTGTCGTAAAGTTCTTTGGCTAGGATATCACTCACCACACCCAACTTTAGATACTCGTCCTCGACCTCGCGGGTGTATCCTTCCTTCGCCTCTCTTTCTGCTAAGGCAACAATGGCTTCCTTGTTTTCTCCCTCGTATGCTCTTGCAGCAATGCTGGGTGTATCAGGTAAAAGTTCTTCTGATTCCGGTGCTGCCCCTTCCCCTTCATCTTTGCCTGTTATGTTTCGGATTCGCCCACCTACCGCACTTGTAGCCAAACTTAATATTGCGCCAACAGTTCCTCCCGCCGCTGCGCTCTCCTTCCAATCTGCAAGTACCTCCCTGTCTGGATCGTACTTGACTATCCACTTGGCGATTGCGTTTCCTGCTGCTCCTTGAAAGAACTCTTGAGCTGCCTCTTCTGCTGCTTCCCACCCTGCGCTTACTAATGCTTCTTTTAAGCCGTTGCCTATGTATTTATCTATCCCGCTAATTCTCCCGATAAACTTTCGCATTGGGAACACCTCGGAAGTACCAACCCCCATGTTCAGCATCCAAGCAGTAAACGCCTCGCCAGGTGTTGCTCCTTCAGCAATGGCATCCTTGTATCCTTGAGGCCCGTTAGCAACAGCACCAAGTCCCGCTGTAACCTTGAAGTTGCTTCTCAATGCAGCTCTTTGGAATGTCTTCTGGGCGGCCTTTTCCCCTTGTTCAACAGCAAACTTACGGGCAGCATCTGGCAGCATCCCTCGCTTCAAGGCTTGCTTCTGTGCGTACTCAATCGTTTCTTCGCCTACCTTTTGGGATAGTTTCTTGATGCCGCCCTGTAGTATCTTCCCAATAACCCCGCCGCCAGCCATAAACCCAACTCCCGACCCCAACCCATGAGGAATCGTGCTTCTTGCGAAGTCGTTACGCATTTGCCCCTGCCTCTTCTCGGTGATCTCAGGGGTAAGGGCTTCGTGGACATCTGTCTTCATCCACTCGGCAAACTTTCCTGTGCCTGTTTCTTTCGGATCGCGGGGGGCTGCCCAATACCCTTCTTCGGGGAGGTCAAGCGCATGACCAAGGGCAGAGGTTCCTATTGCGATTGTTTCTGGAGCAGTTGTGACAATGTTCTGTTCTGCAAGCCCCTTCATAAACTGGCTATATGCTTGCTTTGTCCAATCCCAACTAGAGGGTTCATCGCCGCCAGAGTCAGGGGAAGCAGGATTTTCTGTTACTCCCCATATGCGATTCATGTCCGCCTTGTAGGACGGGTCAGCTTTAAAGATTTCCTGTAACTGCGCTGCGTTCTCCTCCGCAAACCGAATGGAGATTTGGTCGTCCGACAGCTTTGTGTCAGGGTTATCTTTCCTGTAAGACTGTACTAATAGGTTTGCCATGTCGGCTGTGTGGGCAGGGTTCTAGGTTGAGGCGGTGGCAGTTGACTCCTTCTGTGTTCCTGCATCCAAGGTTCGTTCCCTATGGGCGGCCTTGCTTCGTTAAACGCTTTGGTTGCCTGATATCTTTCCCATGGCCCCATTCTGTTTATAACATTCTCTACATATCGACTGAACGGAGTGCCATGTATTCGAGGGCCACTTAACAGTTCCCTGTACCCTCCATATGGGTCCCCTTCAGTAACCTGAACATTGCCAGCCATAGAACGACCTAAAGGTGGAGGTGCTTGTCCCATTTGCGCCTGAACAGCTTGCTCATACTGTCCAAGATTAGAACCAACATTTGCCCCCGTTTCTGGGGTGCGGAGCGAAGGCGTTACATCCGGAGCTGGCGGTTGGTGGGGGACAACATCTCCTCTTTCAGATAAATCAGGGACAGGCACGTTCCTTTCGGCATCAATCAGAAGCTGCAATCGATCACGTTCACTTATTGCCCTGTTCCAATTAACAACGGGAATCTGGTTGTGGTGGAGTGGTATTCCAAAGAAACTGGGGACCTTCGTTTTCCCTGATTTGAGGTCTTTCATTGCTTGAATCTCAGCATCAACAGCAGCTTTCTGATCTAGTAAAGTGGCTAGGTTGGTTGATGACTTTGCGTAAGGAGACAAGAGAGGGTGAGCCGCTGTGGCTGCGGGTGAGAAGCTGGGGGCTGCTAATTCTGGCGTACTTATTAGATTTGCACTTGTACCGCCAAACGGACTACCCATGTCCTGCCCTAAATCTTCAACCGCAATCGACGCTGCCGGGGGGACAGTTGCTGCCGCCGGTTCTTCTTCAGTAGGCTCTTCCGCAGCTACTGGTTCTTCCGAAGCTACGAGTTCAGTTGCCGGTGCGGTTGCAGCTTCAGCGGCAGGAGTGCTGTTGCTAGGGGCCGCTTGCAGTCTTTGCATGGCATTACCAAACCCACTACTAGCCCCATCACTTCTGCTATCTGTCGTTGTCGCCTTAACCGGCGGTGGCATTACCTTCTGCTGTTGAGAGTTCCAGCCAGAAAGCTCAGGAAGCCTGTCGTAGATTTTAAATTCCTGTTGTTTTAAAAATTCTAACTGGCGTGACATTGGGTTTCGCGCTTCATGCGCTGCCTTTAAGAGGCTCTCTCTTCTCCAGTAATCTTTTTCCTGATCGTCTGCTGTGGCTGCGGCTTGACTGGCTTGTCCCCGTTGCCATGCCTCAAGTAAAAGCATCTTGTCCTCATCATCCATTGAATCCAGTTTGTCCCCGTTTGAATTAATGGGTGCAGCGTTTAATATGACCGCACCTGGGTTAGATGCAAAGTTCACTCTTAAACGATCATGCCTAGAGAAAATATCCTGAATTTCTGAGTCTTCAACGGCTCGTTGCGCTGCTCGTTTTCTGTAAAGCATATAACTCTCATTTCCGACTGACCCGTCTTGCGGAATGGCTGCTAAAATTGCTCTTCTTGCTGCATCCGCAAGTGGCGCACCATATATTTCAGCGCGGTCTTCGGCTATTTTTGTAAGCAGCTTCTTTCCGTTTTCTACATCAGCCAAACGCTGGGGAGTCTTCCTTAACCACATCTCTGCATCAGAAGTGCGACTAGCTGTTATTCTCCCTTCTACATTAGCCTTTATCTGCGCCAGTTCCCCTTCGGAGAGTGCATTGTTCTGTATGGCTGAAATCTTTTCTTGGTCAAGGATACCGGGCAGTACATCCATGTTAGCCATTAGGAAATCCCGTGGTACTTTCTTGGCCACTTCCTTCTCAACATCCTGCTGGAGCTGCTCTGGGGTTCTTCCTTCTGTGGGTAGGCCATACCTTCCTGCTGCTGCTACCGCTGCGGCCATATCATCTGAATCCTCTTCAGCTTTCCTTCTGGCCTCGGTGCTTATAACCCTTTCCTCGGCGCGACTCTCAAGCTCCATCTGTCTGCGCTCGGCGCGTTGTTCAAGCTCTAACTGTCTACGCTCGGATTCTGCGTCCGCTTTTTGTTTCGCCTGATGAGCAAAGATGGCCTGTATGTTCTGGCGAACAGGGCGCATTGCCGACTCATAAACTTCTAATCCAGTATCTCGTATGGCCATTACTTAACGTCTTTCTTCAATTGGTTTTGAGCTTCTTCTAGCATCAAGTCCACTATGCCTAAATTGTATGCCTTTATGTCATCTGGAGACATGATCCAGCGTTGTAGCTTTGGGTTCTCAGCGAGCCTGATTGCTTCATCCCCGGCAAACGCGACAGGAGGTAACGGCTGCCCGTCTGCTAGTAAGGCGTTCAACTCTGCAAGCATTGCCTCTTGGTTTTCAAACTCTGGCGCGATTAACAACTTATCGTTTGGCACATTAACCCCTAGCCCTATCACTTCCTCTGGCGAAAGCTCGTAGGTGTATTTCATGTACCCCGGTTCTTGGGCAGGAACTGTCACAGGTGCTGGCGGCGGCGGTGGTGGTGGCGGTGGTGGAACTTCACCTGTGGTATCTGTCCCGCTTGGGTAGGAGTAGTATCTACCGTCCTCACCTTGCACCACCTCGTTGCCTATTGCCGCTTCTGCTTCGAGAGTTTGAGGGAAGCTGGGGTGTTGAGTGCCTTTAAGTAGCATCCCTGTTTCTGGAACCCTGCTGCTCCAATGCCCTGTTGCGTCTGAAAGAAGTCCGTACTCCCTTGCCGTGTCGTAATCGTACCCCGTTCCTTCTGGGTCAAATGCTGGCGGGGCTTGTTCGAGAATCTGTTGCCTTACAAGATCGTCCTCCTGCTGTCGTACCTGTTGTACTCCTATTGTTTGCTGCATCACAGACTCAAGGGAATCTATCTTGGCGTTTAAAGAATCTATCTGCGCTTGCTTGGGGTCTACAGGTGGAGGCTCAAAGTTGGACGCGAACTCCATTGCCTCTTGCCATCTGGTTGGCTCTTCCATTGCTGGCGGCTTTAAGGGTTCGGGTGTTGGCGGTGGTGGTGGCCGCAACGCTATCTCCTGTGGATAGACATACCCTTCCTCGAACACTTCCTTGCCCTCGGCCAACGCAGCCAGTTCTGGGTTGTAGGTAATGTGTTCCTCACCACGATACGGAGGTAAGTCCTTGGTTGTTTTAGGCAACCTCTTCCCCATCTCCATTAACTGTTGTCCGCCTTTTCTCATGGGCCTGGTGCTATGCTTACTGGCAGTCCGCTTGAGTCAAACCCTGCCGTGGTTCCTGCTGGTGCTGCGCCTCTTCCCTCCCAAAGCTCTCCACCTCCACCACCGCCCAGCGCACCCGTGGCGTAAGCCTGACCGATTGTTCCTGCTGCATCTGCTATGCCTTTGCCTATGTAGGCTCCAGTTGGTGTGATTGGTGCGCTTTCAAAAGCAGTTGTTGCGGGAGCCTGACCGACACCCAGCCTGAACGGATTGGTTATACTAAACTTATCTGAGAACGCCTTGGTCATTCCCACCTGTGGTGCTGTTTCAAACCCCATAGCTCTAGCTGCCCCGGCGTTGGCCTGATCTACATTAGATAGTCTCAAGTCTCTCTCTTGGTCTTGTATCTGGAACTTCTCCTGCGCGTTCTTTAGGTTGGCCAATGCGGTAGCCAGCGCACCTTTCCCTGCAATCTGTTGACCAATCTGTAGCTGTCCCAACCGATTACCGAATCCTGTGCCGACATAACCTTTCCGTTGGTTCTGGGCTGCAAACAGATTGAGTTGCTGTTGTTGCTTTAGTTTTAGGGCTTCGTTCTCTAGTCGAGCTGCTGCGTGTCTTTCGTCTGCTAAAGCTTGGAAGTCCCCTAGCCTTTGGTTCTCTCTGTCGCCTGTGTAGATTTCTGTGATAGCTCTTGCAGCACCTTCTTGCGCCGGTCTGAACTGGTCTTGAACCTCCCCGAATCTTGAGGCTAATTCCTCTGGGGTTTTGCCCATGTTAAATATGGACATCGCCTCCTTTGCTGCCCTTGACTCAAAGGGCTTAGTTACCAAATCAACCAGACGAGACTCCAGTACATCCCGGTTTCCATCTGGCCCAAATGTTTCAACGCCCTGAGCATCCCTGACCGATCCCCCAGGGATTTCGCTAATGCCGCTTTCCCTAGCTAGGTTTATAAGCTGGGAGTCGGTCATGCCTCGGAGGTCTTGATGGGAATACGCCCCCTCTCGGAAATACAATGGCAGGATTGCGCTACCGTATGCCCCTCTGGATTCTAGGAACCTCTCATAGTCGAGCCGGTTCTTCTCGTCCATCGCAGCCTTGTTTAACTTCTGCGCTTTACTTGCGGCCTTCGACTGCTGTGACCCCGCATACGCAGACCCTGCGGCGCCGAGGACTGCACTTCCTACTATCGCTCCTGAAACTCCACTCATAATAATTCCTTTACATATACTTTCTCTTTAAGGTCGTATCCTGACTTGTTGTAGTATCTCTCCATTTTCTCTGAATTCAAGGCGAGCAGATGAATCATCCAAATTCTTTTTGCTCCCCTGAACTTTGCTTCTTGTTCAAAGCGACTAAACAACTTGAGTCCACCCTTGCCTCGATGCGCTGGGTCAACGTACCAGAACGCTTCAAAGCAACTGACATCCCCTGTAATGAAGTCATCATATATCGCACCCGCCATTGTCCCCCTAACAACCCCTTCTTCCACAAGAGAGAGGACTACCCCCGTATCCATCAGCTTCACCACTCCCTCCCTAAACGAGTCAGGGTTTGGCTTCCCCGCTAGATCCCCTTCCTCAAAGAACTTATGATAGAGGGGGATGATTTCAGGGAGATCACGCAGAGTCGTTAGCCTTACCATTAAAAAAGCAAACCCACACTAGCCTTCCATCTTCCCTGCCAGAACCAAACCCTTGATGGGGGTAACGGCTGTGGAATAACCTAGTTGGATAAACTACAAACCTGTTAAACTTCATGCTCACGAACCCTGACATTTCCCAGAGTTCCTCTTTCTTCCAATCTGCTGTTAGCTGCTCGCCGTATGCCTCTTTTGTGATGCCAAGATCATCTATCTCTTCGTCCGACAAAACCCTGTCCCACCTCATGTGCTTGTGCGTCCAAAGGGCTGTCCCTCCCTTGGCTTGTTCGTCTGTGTTTAGATATAAAAGCCCCGCCCAATCAGCACATATCTCGTCACTGTGAACATAGCTATGCGGCATCTCTCCTCTTAAATCCTGACGAAAGAAAGACACCTTGGGAGCCACCTCTCGCATTTGCCCCAGCTCTCCTATCTTTTCTTTAAGGTCACCGTCATCACCCATGTTAATACCAGAATACTTGAATCCGTCTGGGCCTACCTCCTCCCTAAAACCTTCGGAGATGACTCTGTTGCGAACCTCTTTGGCAGAGGAGATGAATTCGTCTTTAATCATTAGTGTCACGATATATCGTAGATAGCCACCCAGCCACCCCCGCCACCTTCGGCGTTTGTCTTATCTCCTTCGGAACCATTCCCCCCGCAACCTCCATACCCATATCCGAGGCCGCTCGCTTGCTTGCCTTCATCCGATCTGTTGCTTATTGCCGCGAACCCCGGCGTTCCTTTGTAGCTTACCCCGCCGTGTCCACCATAGTTACCCGCGCTGGCCTGTGCTGTTGCGTCTGGATACGGAACGCCCTCCGCGCCACCGGCAGACCCTGAAACAGTTTTAAGGTTTTGTGTTCCGCCTGAAGCTGTTCCTCCACCCGTCGAAGCCAATCCAGCAGTACCTCCGACTGCGCTGGCCTTGGCTGTTAAGGTCAATTCTCCAGCGCTGCTTCCGTATCCAGTAACCAGTTTAAATGTAGTAGATTCCCCTGCTGTGGGCGAAGCGTGGTCATCAGTACCCGTTGGCCCCGGCCCACCAGCCCCAACGTAAATCTGGTACACCTCACTTGAAGCCACGGCCAACTCTGACTCAGTGTATTCTCCACCTCCACCTCCACCCCCTGCGCTACCGTTAGCTGAATACCCACTGCCTCCTGCGCCCTGAAGGCACAATCGAACTTTTGTCACACCGCTTGGGGGAACCCATATTTGCCCATTAGAATCACCTGTTTGAGCGCCATCACCTGTTATGGTGTCAACCGTTGGTGATGTTAGCTCTATCAAGGGAACCATGCCTGACGCTTGGAAAGATGGAGGCCCACTTGAGTTTGCGGTAAGCACCTCTCCAACTGATCCTGCTGCAACAAGTACAGGTGCGCCACCTCCAGAAGCAAAGGAGATAAGGTTGCCTGTCGTCTGGGACGCTAACGCTGAGAGGGCAACGGCATCCTCAACTCCACCGCCTAGCAATTGAAATGCCGTGTTACTTAAATCGTACAATACGCCCACCATCTCTCCTGCCTTTAAGTCTCCAGAGATTAGTGCTGTGTTCTTGTTCTTATAGATGCTCTTGGCCCCCAGCGAACCAGATGCGCCGGTTACTTCCAGCGTGACTGCCGCCGTGTTGGCAACTGCTACCTTGACCAGAAACAGCATCCCGTCCTCAAGTGCAGCCAACCCAGAAATTGTGAAGGCTAAGGCGTTGACTACCCCGTTGTCTGCTGCGTAATGGATAGACTTGATCTTGCTATAGTCCACGCTGTTTGCAGACAAGTCGCCCCCGTCCACGCTTAACGCCTTGAGGCTGCCATCCTCGTTGTGGGATTCATCCATGCGTGTGGAGTTGCCTTCTACTGCATCCTTTAAATTGAGAAGGTTCATGTCCATCTCGGACGATGTCAGCGCGGAACCCTTGTTGCTTGATGTGTCGCTTGCCCCATACTCAGGGTTGGTGGGCGTGGTGGTGGGCGCAGTTGCGCGAGTAACGACTTTTACTGTTTGTGCCATTATGCTATTGCCGGTGTTCTAACTTCGCTGGAACTCTTGACCTTGCTGACATCGAATATTCTTCCAGCCAGCCTAACATTGGTGGTTCCGTTAACCATTATCTCGTCCTGATAAAGATGTTGCCTGAAAAAAACAGGTACTAAATTCTGCCCCTTTGGGTTGGTGATTTGGTAATAGGTGTCACTCACGCTGGGGTCATACAGGTTGGTTGCGTCATCGTAAGGGTTCTCGTACCCATGAATCTTGAGGTTGAGGGTGGCGTTGTTGTCCTGCTGGCTTGCCAACTGAATCACATACCCCTTCAAGTCCTTCTCGTTGTAGGCATCCCCAAAGTTAGCCAGCCCACTCTTGATTGTGCTGTTGTATGTGTTTTGTGTTGCGCTGTACGGGTTGGCATCCGTCCTGTAGTAGATGGATTTCTTATTGCTCCAAGTACTTTGGGTTTCATTGGTTAACCCATATCGCAGCACCACCCCGTTCTTGGTTCCCATAATAAACCAGTTCTGTTTGTCGCTTGGCGGCTTCTTGATGGATGCAGCAGCTCCTATCTCCACGGCAGTTGTTGAAATGGTGTTGTTTATGTAGTCCAGACAGATCGACTTATGGGCTACACTTGAAGCTGGAAGCCCGATCCAAACTTCATTGGTTAGAACATTGTCAGCAGCAAACACATCGTCTGTCTTGGTTATATCTGCCACATCATAAAATAAATCCTTAACGGCTTGGCCAGGTATCAGTTCCTTTGGCCCACGGGTGGACAGGTCAAAAGCGTAGAAGTTATCTCTCCCTGCGTAGATGTGAATAGACTCCTTAACGCTAATAAGAGTGTTCTTGTAGTAAAGTGTCTTGGAGTCGGGAACCTTGATGAGCCTGAACTTGAACGGAGCAGTTACGCTACCCGTGTACTCTGCAATAAAGATTGATGTATCCTTGTAGATAGCGAGCGAGTTCTGGAGCGGGGCCATGTTAACAATGCCTGACCCGTCATCCTCTATGTCCTCATACCCTATGATGCTGCTTGCCTCGGCGGTTTGCGACACAAGGGCTGAAGCAACAGTAGTTATTGCGGGTTCATGGAGATACAGCTTTGCCCCGCTTATCCACGCTATCCTCGCAGTAAAGTTGCCCCCGCTTGTCCCGGCCCCGATAACGGTTATCTGATCCCCCTTGTTGTATGACTTGGCTTCGTAATCAAGGGTCAGAAGTGTGCTTTCAGCGGTGATGCTTCCCGTGTTGGATGCTGCAAACTTTTTGGGATTGTTGATCTGGCTCCAGATGAGTCTGGCGTGATTTCGGGCGGTAGAGGTTAAGACCTTTCCGTAAGTACCCCTCTCTGGTGTCATCCCTTCTTCATCCACTTGAATGGTAGCTTCAGTTAGTGTCCCATGAATAGTGGTTGCAGTCATGTTGGCGTTTGCCGAGAGAGTGAAAATTCCACCGCCCTCAAACGTAATAACGTCACCGCTTTTTAAGTCCATAGGCAATGCAGTAACCGCAATCCCGTTACTTGTGTAGTCTGTTGATGAGCCTATAAGCAAAGCGATTGCGGTGCTTGTGACAACGGAGGGAAGGGTTATCTTCTTCCAGTGTTCCATGTCGGATATTTCCGTGATGTCTCCAAGCATTAGGATTCCGTTGTAGCTGGCTATGCAGCCCACCGTGGAAATCCCGGCTTCCCTTAGTTCGTAGATCGGAACTGCTAAATGATCCTCACCCCGGTACACCACAGGTAAATCGTAGCCGTTGTTGAATACGGTGTAGCCGTTTAAGTTTACCGCTTGCCACCTCTTGGCCCCGTTAGCTTTGTTGGTAAACCCGCTACCTATCTTAATCCAGTTCGGGTTGGTGTTTACAAAGTAATCTGAAGCAGACAGGTAGGTGGACTCCACATAGGTAGCGTCATCCAGTTTCGTGTAGCGGTACAAGGCGGATTCGGTTCCGACTATCAAGGCTGAGTCACCGTTGGGCCGCCGAGTCATGTGGACTAGATTGATGGCTGATGTATCACCGGGAAAGGCTTCCCCTGCGCTGCTTGAGCTGCCGGGATTAAAGTATTCATGCCCCTCCCTTCTCACCTCCACATCAAGGTCACGCCGCCAATCCTGCTTCTCCACATAGTTGGTAATGCCAGCAAGCTCCCCAGACAAAGCCGTGAATAGCTGCCCCCCATCCTTGGGCTTGTAGTTTACGCTCTTGAACAAGCTCTTTGACTTGGCAGCCATCAGCAGGAGGAGGTTGTCGTATCAGAGCAAGCGGCCCTGGTTGATCCTCCAGATACATTATCCTTGAGTCGCTCTCGCCCAAAGCTGTTGATGTACAACTCCTGCCTCTTCTTTCGGAAACTGGAATAATAGGAGTCGTGAAGTTTTAAATCCTTGTCTACCTCGCGGGTGATCTTTGCCTTGCAGTATTCTGACACCGCCTCGGCCATGGGAAGGTCGTAAGGAACCGTGTCTCCGTTTGAGTGTGAGGCATCAGATGTGGTGTAAGCGACCTCAAGCACTTCCTTGTCATCAAAGCTGGGGTACAAATAGAAATCACAAGCTCGGCCCGTTCCTCCACTTAACCCCGGCCCAATGGCAATCAGGGTAGCCCCGGCACGGATAAGGGGATGGGCGCAGATCATGTCGTTGCGGTTGGCCCAGGGGTAGTTCTCTACAGGGGTACGGTTACAGTGGGTTGCCGCCGTAGCCGAAGGGGAAGCGGTTACTGCGGTAGTTGTTTCATAGTTCAGGCGATATGCCTCTTCTATCCTTCGGTCTACTAATGCGCTTGCCCCTCCCGGCAGAAAGCCTGTGCTTGCGTTCCCGTCAGTTCCAAGTGCTAAGAAGCCGCTAGGCGGTCCCGACAAGGTGGTGTACTTAGCGGTGTTTCTGGTTACATAGTAATCGACATGGGACAGAACCTCCACGACTGCAAGTTGCGTCATCCTGTCCAGATAGCTAGTCCCCCCTGATGTGGGAGAAGTTGCCACGCCCACGCGAACACCGTCCACCGTGAGTAGTTCTTTAACTGCCGTCTTGAATTGTAGCCAAGTCATTTGCTTTTGGGTTTCTTATACTTCTTTGCCTTAACCATTAAGTCTGCTGCTAGTTCAGGGTTTGCCGTCTGGTTCCCAATGGCTGCCGCCTTGCACTCGCTGTATGTTGGGTTTCTTTCCTTGAGTATATCTAGTCCATGATTCCTCCAGTATTCACTAATGGCATCCCTCTCCCTTTGTGTTTCAAATTTTCCTTGATGGTCGCAGTTTGCGCTTAGGGGGTTCAACCTGTTGGACTTCGATAACATCATCGACTGACTCCTTGGGAGTTGGAGGGTCCGCACGACCCACAGCTTGTTGTTCCGACGCGACGTTCAAGTTTGGAGAGATAGCTTGCCTCACCGCTTTTTTTTTCAGGAAGTTATTGTAGGTTCCCTCTGAAATTTCCTTAACTTGACCGGCATCAGCCAACTTGGATAGGGCAACAATCTCACCATCTGATTCAGTCTTGTAGACCCCCCTCCAGCTTCCGCCTGTGACCTCAATGGCCTCAAAGACAAAGGTGAATCCGTCCATTTGCTTCCCGCTCATCGGTGACCCGGCGTAATATTTAACAGCCATAGTTAAGAACCTAGTTATAGGGTAACATTATTTCAAGGAAAAAAGGGCCGAGGCTTTTACACCCCGACCCCAGTAGCAGAGACAGAACAGGTATGGAGCAAAAATTAACTCGGTGTCGTTGCTACTCTAGATGCCAAACCTACCCACTTGGAACCTGTGTACATGAGGGTTATGGTGTC